GAATCAAGAGACTTAGCTGCACTTGCAGCAGGTTCAGACCCAATGGCAGCAATCGGTCAAAAGATCGGTGCTTACATTGCAAACCAAAGACAAAAAGATTTATTGGCTTGTCTTGATGGTGTATTTGGTTCTGTTAACTCAACAGACTCTAACGCAGCATTTTTTGGTTTAACAATTGATGGTGGTTCATCTGATACACCAACTGGCCTATCACCAAGACATGTTGCAAAAGCAAGGTCAATTCTTGGAGATCAAGGCGACAAGCTAACCGCAGTTTGTATGCACAGCAAAGTTTACTACGATCTCGTAGAGAGAAAGATGGTTGACTATGTTCTTGCAAGTGATGGTAACGGTGGTTCTGCAACTGCATCTGGTGGTTCAATTACTGGGGCATATACTGCAGGCAACGATACAGTACCTACATATTGTGGCCTCAGAGTAATTGTTTCAGATGACGTTTCTACCGCAGGGTCAGGCTCATCAACTGAGTACAGTACTTATTTCTTTACTGCAGGAGCAGTAGCTAGTGGAGAGCAAGCAGGTTTAACAACTGAAACTGACAGAGATATTCTGGCAAAATCAGATGCTATGGCTATTGACTTGCACTACACTTATCATCCTGTTGGTTCCAAATGGGCAGTTACAACAACTAATCCAAACAGAACACAACTTGCTACAGTAGGCAACTGGTCGAAAGTCTACGAGACAAAGAACATTGGTATCGTTAGAGCTACTAACGTATCAACTCAAGACTAGGAGTAATTAATCATGCCAAGTCAATTTGAAGTTACTGCGGGCAAACTTACTGGACCAACAACTGGTGGTACAGTAACCCAAGCAACAAACAAATCTACAGGTGTAACTCTTAATACTGAGAGTGGACAAATTACTATGAACAATGCACAGCTTGATGCTGGTGTTGAAGTTACATTCACAGTTACCAACGATAAAATCGCTGCTACTGATTGTGTTGTAGTAAATCATGGTTCTGCAGGTACAGCAGGTTCATATCTTGTTGGAGTCAGCGAAATTGCTGCAGGCTCTTTTAAGGTTACTGTTACCAATGCTTCTGCTGGTAACTTAAGTGAAGCCATTGTTATTAACTTTGTTGCATTAAAAGGTGCATCTAGTTAATGGGAATATTCGCTTTTAGACGAATGAGAGAACAGGAGGCTACTAAATCAGTAGCCCCTGCACCTCTTAAAAAAACAAAACGTAAGCCTAAAACTAAACCAAATGGCAATAACGATAGACGCAACAGTGGGGGGAGCATCAGCGAACAGTTACATAACACTGTCTGATGCAAACGCAATTGTAGAGGGATTAGTCCTTGATGATGATGTGTCAGTATGGGATAGTTCTAATACTGACAATAAAAACAGAGCTTTATACACTGCTGCGGTCAGAATTGATCGAGAGAGATTTTTAGGTGCAAGAGTAACAGATACACAAGCATTGCAATGGCCAAGAACAGGTGTTAGGAAACCAGATACTTACATAAATACTTACGCAACAGGATTTCCATTTCGTATAACAACTGATTATTTTACTGATACAGAAATACCAGAACAGGTTAAAAAAGCACAAGTTATTCTTGCAGTTTATTTAAATAATAATAGGAATGGGTTAGG